TTTCCGATAGGCATTGGCCTCCGCCTCGAGGGCTTTGGCGCGTTGCTGCGGCTTGGTATTGCGCGTAGGGTCGTCCAAATATTCGGCGCGAGCGCGCGCGGCGGCCAGATCCTCGACGGCCTTCTTTTCCGCCTGCGCAGCAGCGACAGCGGCAGCGGACTTCGCCAACATCGCCCCCAGTTCAGCCTGGGCGCCATCGAGGCCACTCAATTCCTTTGCTGATACCGTGGCACCGCCCGCGCGAGCAAGCCTGATGTTCTCCTGCCGCTGGCGAACCTCCCGCTCCGTCTTCGCGATGGCGTCTTCCGCAGTGGCAGGCCGGCCAATATCCAGCATGGCATCCCACGCGCCCTTGGCCGCGCCTTGCACACTGACCCAAGCACGCTCAAGCGTGCCAAGACTGCTGGTGAGCTTTGGGGCGCGCTCGTTCAAGGCATCCGCATAAGCCTTCTGCGCCACGGCCGCCGCTTCGCTCGACTTTCCCTGCTGATCCAAAGCGCGAATTTGCTCATAAGTGCTGGCCGTCAGGTAGTTCATACCTTCGTTCAGCTTGAGCGAGGCCTCCAGCGGCGACTTACCCAAATCCTCGAACGCCTTGGCGGTATCGGTCACTGCCGTGCCAGTCACTTTCTCCCAGCGAATCGCAGCGGCCGTAAAACCCTCCAAGTTCTGCGCACCCACCTTCGCTGTGCCTGCGAAGACATTCAGCGCCGCCGCAGCCTGGCCCTGCGTACCGACCGTTGCGCCGATTCGCTCGGCCATTACCTGCAACTGGCCAGCGGTCACGCCGGCCGCGTTGCCGGTCTTGATGAGCGTCTGGACGTACGCCGAGGTCTCCTGAGAACCTTTGTAGTACGCGAAGCCGAGGGCCGCCACTGCACCCGCCGCCAGCGTCATGGGGCTGATAAGGCCACGGACGTACGTTCCCATGGCCCGCGCTGCCGGTCCAATCCCGCCAAACATATCCTTGAGCTGCCCACCCTGCTGGAGCAACACTGTCATGGGCCGTTGGCCGCCCTGAAGGGACGTGATGATGTCGGTGAACTGCGCCGGCACGCCTCGCATAGCCGCCGCCGTCGCCTTTGCAGACATGCCCAATTGCTGCATAACCGGCTCGGTGGAGGCCAACGCCACTTTGGCCTGAGTCTGCTTAGCCGTAACCGCGTTCAGTTGATCCAGATAGGGCTTGAGCTGGTTGGCGTCAACGCCTCGCTGCTTGGCGATTTCCTGAAAGTAGGCCGCCGTGCCACGAGCGCCCGCCTCGGTTACGGCGATCTGCCGCTCAATCTGTCCGATGAGGCTCTGCGTGGAGCGCTCAATCTTCTTGGTAGCCTGGCTGCTGCTATCGGCCGCCTTGTTAAGACTGGTCGACGCACCGCGCCCCAGGCTATCCAACGACCTCTTCGCCTTGCCCGTTTCTTGCGCAACGTCCGCCATCGCGGCAGACAAGCCGGACGTGTCGCCAGTGACGGCAACGACGCCTTCCGCAATAACTTTCGCCATGGTCCGCCCAAATGAAAAATGCCCGCTCATGGCGGGCTACTTCCGATTAATTTCTTCCAGTGCGGCAAACTCAAGAACGCGCACCTGCTCTTCCAACTCTTCGTACTGCTCTGGCGAGAGGTTCAGGCGATCCATCTTGTGGAACAGGGCGCAGTAGTCCAATCCCGTCGCCCCGCCCATACCGATGCGCCACTGCGAGCGCAACGCGAAGAACAGCATGAACGCAGCTTCGTTCTCCGGCCATATCTCGACTGGATCGCCGGCCACATCGTCCGAAGTAAGCCCGAATGCCGCCAGCTCGCGCGGGTCGGGCGCCTTCTCGTAGAGGGCGGCGCCCAGCGCCTTTAGTTTCCCAGGCGCGCCTTGCTGAGTTCGTCGATGTAGGCGCCCAGCACGGCACGCGCGGAACCGACGTAGCCCTGAACCAGGCGTTCGATGTTCTCCTGGTCAAAGGCATCGTCCAGTTCCCAGCCGCACGCAATGTCCAGCAAGAGCTGGACGTCATCGGTGCGTTCTGCCAGGCCCTCGGCGAACTGCTTGAATTCTTCCTTGGTGCGATGCTTGAAGGTGAACTCCACATCTTCATAGCCGGCGCCCGGGACGGGCAGCGGCACCTTCTTCTTGAACGTGGGGGCCGGATTGAGGGTGAATTTCGTCTTTGCCATGATGGGATGTACTCCGAGAGGGTGTTTGGTTCGCGCTGCCGACCAATACGGGCGGCAGGTTCGCGGTTCACTTATGCGGCGGCGTAGCGCACGGGGCGCGACAGCAGCGAAAACGTGGCCTGCACGCCCATCACTTCGCCCTTGGTCATGGTCGGCGTCTCGTTGAACGACACATAGCCGTTGTAGAGAATCATCGAACCGTTCGGGAACGTGATGCGCAGGGCGCGCACTTCACGGGTCTCCGCAGCGGCTTGCAGCGCCTTGTAGCCGGCCAACGTCGGATCGTCGGCAATGGTCAGCGCCAGCGACTGCGCGCTGGCCTGCGTCGGGATCTGCGCTTCGAAATCGTTTTCCAGGAAGCTGTACGTGGCGAACTGCATTTCGCCGCCGGACGTGCTGGTTTCCAGGATCTGCGTGATCTGCGTAAACGCCGTGATTTCACGCACGGAGCCGGCGCCGGTGCCTGCGGGAAACTGCACCAGGGAGGACGTATTCATGCCATCCAGCGAGAAGGCGCCAGCGGCGGCATCGGCGACACGTACGATGCGCTCATTGATCTTCTGCCAGCCGGACTTCACTTCGACAAGCGCGCCATTGGTGATGCCGTGAGCGGCGCTGGTCGCAACGGCCGGATTGGCATTGGTCAGAGCGGTGATGTTCTTCGACGCGCCATATGCGGTCGCCAGCGCGATGATCACGCCATTGGGGAGGGATACTGACATTGTGGGCTTCCTATCTCGGGACGAAAAAAACCCGCACGAGGCGGGTTGTGTGGTGTTGCCCCACAAAGGGGCGGTCTCGGCCCAGCGGGCCATCAAAGAGGATTACGGCGGCTCAAAAATCGGGCTGTCGATTTCGAGCGCTACGCTGGTGACAGCGATATCGGTGCCGCCACCGATGCCCAGCATTCGGCTAGAGGCGCGGGCGGTGAAATAGTGATGCCCGATACCCGGAACCGTTACGCGAAAGCTGAAGCTGGATTCAGAATCAAGCGCTGCGCGCAGCAAGGCCTGGCCCGGATCGACCAGGCGGTACATCTCCAGCGGTAGCGAAGCGGCGGCCTGGGCAACACGTCGCTGATAAGGGACCGCCGCGCCAATGGGGTGAAAGGGAACGTTCTGATACGACTTGCCCAGGCTGCTCAGCACCCGGACGCCACGGACAGGCGTATAGGCCAATGCGTCGAACGCCGAGCGCGTCAACGTGGACGGAAGGACGGCGCTGACACCGACCGTAGAGCCGGTGGATACATGAGGTGTAGTCATAGCGTGTCGTGCCAGATCATGAAATCCTGCGTGGCGCCCTTGAACCCGGTGATCGGGTCCGTGACGGACACCGGTCCACCCTCGGGCCGAGCAAACGTCGGCGCCCCGCACAGGATCGCCCTGGCAGCCGCAATCAGGCCGGATGCGTTCAGGCGGGACTTCGCCCAGACATTGATCTGGACGCGAGCGCCCTGCTTGTCCGCCGTTTCCCCGTCCACAAACACGACATCGCGCCCCCCGACCTGTTGGTACGTCATGAACGGCATGGGCGTGTCGCCGGCTGCGGTATCGGGAAATACGCGGCCCTCCACAAGAGGGGCAAGGGCGGCAACAATCATCGGCTCAAGCATTCAGAATCTCCCCGAGCTTTTCCGCCATTCGGCGCCGCCCAGCCTCAACCGCTGCGCCTAGCTTCGCATCGATCGATACCCGCAGGTACGGTTGCGCCGGCTCGAAGACAGGCATTTTTAGCGGCTGGTCCTTCAGCGTGACGTACGAGCCGTCAGGCCGCCTCAGCACGGCGTATTTGCGCCAATGGCCATGCTCGACCAGCCACCAGTGGGGAGCCTTGCTTTTATTCACGCCAACCAAGTAGGTTTTTCTATCCAGGCCGGAATCGGACGCATCGAACCAGCGATAGATAGCAGCCTGGAGCTTTCCCATATGGAACGGAACCCGCGCCCGCATTTCGTCATAGAGAACAACTGCCATCGCGTGTGCCGCCGGGCGCACCGCTTCTTCCTGCACCTGCTTAACAAACGCGGCGACCTGGCCGGCAATGTCGCCCTCAAACGAGAACGCGACCGAACGGGCGCTGTGCTTTCTGGCCTGTCTCATCGCTCAAGTCTCCCTCGCAGATAGCAAGCGGCAAACAAGGTCAACATGTTGCCGGCGCTCTTCATCGGGGAGGACCGCATCCACCACGTAGGTATCCGCCCCCCGCGTGATGCGCATCCCCATCACCACGTCGCGTCTATACGGGAGACGTACACTGGCTTTGGCAATCTCCTGCTCAGCGCCCGCCTTGATCGCCGCCACGCCCGAGACGAAGCGTATGGAGGCCCAGGCCTTCCCCACGACCGTCCACCGCTCAAGCGGCTCGTTTGCAGCGTCTCTGCCCTCTTCGCGACGAAGAATCGACACTCGGCGGTTGCGGTTGCCTGCTTTTTGCATGGTCCCTCCTAATCCGGCCACCAACGGTATGGCGCGGCCAGTTCCTCGAAGCCGTACGGGAT